TGCCTCATTGTAGAATGCTTCAGCGCCATTCTGGGTCTGATACTTGGAGCGCATCGCAAAGATCAGTCCAGTAGGACCGGACATTGGCTGAACACCAGCAATGTCATATGCGATCAGGTTAGGCATTGAGCGTCTGATCAAGGAGATCAGAACGGGATCAAAACCAGCGGTAGGACCACCTGCAGCGGAACCACCTTGGTATCCGTCAGAACCTACAGCATTGGTTGGTGCCTCAGTCAGGAATGAACCTGATTCGGAGAAAGCATTTTGCTCTCTCAGGAATTTTTCTTGGTTTTCGAGCAGGACAGCGGTGACAGCTCTACGATGAGAATCTTTGATCACACCAGCACCCTCAGCATTGAGGAGAGGTGCCCACTTTTCCTGCAGATGCTCGGATTGGAACATTTGCTTTTACCTTTTTCTAAAGTTTTTGGGTTTGATTAATATTAAATTCAGTTTTTGCTAAACGTTGAGAGAGTTCTCAAGTATGCGGACATAGAACCAGAGATAGACTCTTGGGAGTTGTCTACACCTTCTGAAAGGGTCTCAGTTTTAGCGGAGGTAGAAACACCTTTCGTTGGAAAATATGATTCCTTAAGGGTTTCCAGTTTTTCACGATATTTTTCTTCACTTTCAAACTCAACACTTTCGGCAAGTGAAGCGAGCCTCTCTTTCTGAGAAAGTGCTAGACCCTCAGAAATTTCATCAAAGATGCCCTCAGCAACCGACTCTGCGAGACGCTTGTTAAGGGAAACATTCTTCTCAATCTGCTCGTTGAGTTTTGTCTCCATGTCATCAAGTTTTTCTACCATGCTCTCAAGCACATCATATTTGTCTTCAGGAATTGATACATAATGTTCTTCAAAAAGTCCCTTGAGACCGGTCATGAAGGAATCCGTCAATTCCTCCTTCAGACCACCCTCAATGGCAAGTTGATTCTCGGTTACCCACTCTTCAGATACGTACTCAAGATACGAATCAACTCTTTCTTGTAATGATTGCTTAATTTCTTCTACTTCTTCTACCAGTCTTTCTTCGTATGCGACTTCAAGTGCTTCCTTGATTTCACTAACTTTAGACTTAATAGCAGATTCGAAAATTGTCTTTGCTTTCTCTTGGAATTCCTCGGAGAGTTCTTCACCCTGGAGAAGAGCATTAACATCTTCTTCTACACTATATTCTGCAGAAGTTTCCTCTTCAACAGTCTCTTCTTCAGCAACCACTTCTTCTTCAGTAGTCTCTTCAACTACTTCTTCTTCGGTGGTTTCTTCTTCAGCAACAACTTCCTCTTCAGGAAGTTCTTCCTCTTCTTTGACTGCTTTCATTGCTTCAGCAGGCTTAGCACCCTTATTGACAACATCCTTAACTTGCTTAAGGGTGCCGCCAGGGGTCTTCAGTTTTGCTGAATCATCATCAGATTTGTAATTTTCTGGAGTTGGTCCACCAAGATCCTCAACGCCCCCGAGTTGGGAACCATCATTTTCCAATTTTGGCATTGGATCCGCTGCTTTTGCACCAGCATTAACAGCGGTTTTGGATTGCTTAGTGCCTACTTCCATTTCTTGTAAATCTCCACGAGACATTTGAACTCTCCGATTAACCTGTACTTTAATCTATATTTATTTATAAATTAGAGATTTGCTAGAAAATCATTAAAGAGATTTAATTTGTGCTCTTCTAGCTGTCTCTGATCTACTAATGTATTAATTCTTCGCTTTGTTTGCTCTGCAAATTTTTCACGAAGAATACCACCTTCCCATACCCACTCTTTACCTTCCATAATTCCCTGAACAAATGCATCAGGTGCAGATGGATCTGCTACAATATCGGCAGCAGTTGCGAGCATGAAATCTTCACCAACTTCTTGATATCCCTCTTTTGTTGGGCGGAGAGATCCAATACCTCTGGAGGAAACACCGAGACATACACCTTCTTTGAGAAGAGACTCGGCAATTTTACCCATTGGTGTTGATAAAATTTGTGCTTTACCAATAAAATCATTTCCTCTTTGCTCAAGAGAAACAATTTTATGAGAAACTCTGTCCAGATTGATAGTTGGACCATCTGGATGTCCAAGTTCTCCTAAAGCACGACCTTTAGAAATATGCTCATCACTATATCTCTTAACCTCACGCTCCATTACGTTACGGCGATAAACTCTACCGTTACGATTTTTCTGTTCGGTTTGGAGGAACGGTCCTTGTATATATAAAAGTTTTTTACCGTTCTTTTCTTCGGTAATAACTTCTACTTTTTCTATTTCTTCTCTAATTAACTTCATCATGCTACTCCTGTGATTTGAACTTGTTGTGCATATAGAGTTCCGCTACCAGTTGCTGCAATTGCACCAACCTTAAATGAACCTCTTAATTCTGCATAAGATGGGTTAAATGCCGTTGCAATTCCAGAAGAGTCATTATTTACAGTTATTCTTGTGTTGAAATAACCGTTGAAATCTGATGAAGTATCAACTGATGCTACAATTTTATGACTAAAATCATAATAAGCCTGTCCAGTCACAGTTAATGAAACAGCATCACCGACTTCAAATGGTGATCCAGTTCCCTCTGGGAAATCAATAGTAGTTGTACTTCCAGTGGTAATACCAACAACTCTTTGAGAAGAAGCTCTACTTAAACTAATTGTTGCCTCTCCACCTGATGGGATATAGTAATCAGTACTAGTTGCTGTTGGATTAGTTCCAATTGCAACATGTGCTGGAGCACCAACAGCAACGAGTCTTAAAGTATCTGACTGATGAGACACTGCTGAAGACTGTGCATTAGACCCACTAATAGCGAAAGATGTTCCATTACCAACTGGTTGATGTGCCATTATTTCCTATATTAAATCAGTTAATAGTTATTTATTATTTAATCAAATTATGATTCAGATTCTTTATTATTTGCATTATCATCAAAAATTGAGTTGCTAACTGAGGGTCTCATTGCCTCAATTTTCTCAGATGATTTTGTAAATAAAATATCTTTGATTTTATCGCTAATTTGTGATTGAGAATTATCAGCAGCGATCATATCTAAAAGGTCATCCATTTGTATTAATAATTAAATGTCTGACCTATTTATCAAATTTCAGCAGACCTGAGTTCTTTTGACGATGGTTCTACAATTTGAGCATCTTGCTCAAGATCTGGTTCTTGAATTGGTTCTCCAAGATCACCCATTTCTCCCATACCACCTTCTGGTTCAATTGGTGCATTTGGATCGGGAATAATTCCAGAACTAATTTCCTTTTGAATCAAATCATCTTGCTCAACAATTTCTTGGTCTGTCTGACGTAAAATCTTACGTCTTACATAATCCTGAGAATAATACTTACCAATATATGGTTCTGCAGTTGCTGCAAGATTCAGTCTTTCTGTGAGAAGTTCTGCTTCCTTAAGTTCTGCAAAATGATTGTCATAGAGGAAATCATATTGGATATGATCACTCATTATCTCCCAATCTTCAGGAGTAACAATATTCTTAAGAATAAGTTGAGTCTTGAGCATATCATTGAACATATTTGAGAATCTCTTTCTCAAACGTCCAACAAACTTACTAAATTTAACTTCATCTCTCAGAATTTCTGATGATCTTCCAAGATTAAATCCACCTTCTCCACCAATTCTTGATGATGGAACATTTAAAGAACGATAGAGTTTTTCTTGGAAATATTTAATATCAGTAATTTCTCCGAGATTTTGTCCACCTGGAAGTGTAGAGATTTCAGTTCCTCTACCACCTTCGCGTCTTGGAAGCCAAAAATCTTCCAACATACTCATATATTTTTTATCATCACGAATTTCTCCAGTGTTTGCATCATACACAAGTTTGTTGCGATAACGCATCATAACGTCACGGAGATATTGTTCTGCCTTGACTTTAGGAAGATTACCAACATCGATATAGAAAATTCTACGTTCTGGTGCGCGTGATAATCTATAGATGACCAAAGAGTCTTCAATCATACGGAGTTGATTGAGTGACTTGATTGCTTTGTGGAGATATGATAACGTTGATCCTTTATTTCTATCTACAAGACCTGACGTGCAATATGTAATTGCATCCTTTGCAATTTTTACTCCTGAGTTTCCTCCATTCAATGCTCCAGGATTTCCTGTTGGATACATTGACTTAGGATT